TTATTTCTTTTCTAACCTATTAAATGCTTCAGTAAATGCTGTTATTTCTGCCTCTTTTCTACTTGCTGCAGAACTTTCTATAGGAAAACCATCCGCAACTCTGTACTTCCAACCTTGGCCGGGATTCCATACTGAAACTACAATACCTTGAGCATCAAAGAAGTCATACAAATCTCGTGACCAGTTGGCTAACGACAGAGTTATCATATTGTCATTAACAATATTATCCATTAATTCACCAGGTATCTGTTTTGAGCTTACTATTGCAGCTTTTGTTTTTACATATGCTTTGAAAAGTTCAAAGCTTTTTGGGTGTGACGTTTTTGTTATCATATTTTCCACTTTTTTGTAATTTTTTGTTTTGATAATTTTTCCAGTTTTGATAAGGTAAGCGTTTCATCTTCTTTGTTAAACATTTTCCATACCTCATCCGCAAAACTAATATCTAAACCGTTGTACATGTTCTCAACCATCTCAATACAATCAGGATCTTTTTCAATTATCATCAATTGCAATCTTTTTTTATTGTCATTGATAAACAATTTTGTGTCTTTATTAGAAGGTTTTAAAGACGGTTTATCTGATACCAGTAATTTGTATTTTTCTGACAATTTACTGTATTTACCGGTTAATATAGTTTTGTAATCTGACCAGTAATCTTCAGGTATTTTAAATACAGTAATAATCAACTTTTCATTATAGTTTATTTTTTCTATAAACAAATCAGGAAACATATCAATGAGATTATCCATTTTTTCTTCATGAATAGGAGCATCATAAAAAACCATGTATATACTTGGATCTTTTTCTTCTCTACCTTCCATTGCAATAAATGAATTTATAAAACCCATTGTATCATAGTGCACTATTGGTAAACCAAATATAGGTAATACAAATAGTGTTGTGTCATTAAACTTTAATTTAATCATATTTTAAATCTCTTTTTTGCTTCATCTATTAATTGTTCATGTTTCGGTTTTGGAAATCCATTTGTTTTACAACCATGACAATCTATGCAAACTACAGTAATATTACCTGGTTCATACCTTAACTCAGGATGTGTACTTTTTTCTATTAAATGATCCATATAAACTGTTTTCATCTCACTACCAAGACTGACATTGCAAACCACACATCTGTGTGGTCTGCTCTGCCAAATCTTATTGTAGAACTCTCTGTCTTTTTCACTTTGCTTCCTATCAGCTTCCAACTTTTCTGCAGTTGGTGGTTTTCTTTTTATTCTATTTGGTTTACCTATTGGTCCCGGTTTACGTTTTAAAGGTGTTTGTTTCATTTGTGTAGTTTACTAAACATGTCATAATATTTATTAATTTCTTGCATTTTTTCATGACTACCACCTGGTACATCAGGATGATGTTTTTTACACAATTCTCTATGAATTCTTTTACCTGCTTCTTTAGAGGTAAATAATGGAAAGTAAGGATTTTTTAAACTGGCATTTTTTGCGTTTGCTTTACTTCTCCAATTATTTGAATTGTTATTGCTACTATTGTTATTGCTATTAGAATTATTTGTTATTTTCTCAACTTTAATAGGATAACAATTTGTAACCCATGATCCAAACTCTAATGATTTTACATTAAATGTTACTTTTACTTGATCTCCTATTTCCAGAGGTTTAAGAATTGTGTAAATTGAATCATCAAATAGAACAAATGCAATTTTCTTAGTACCGTCTTCAACAATAAATGTGCACTTTTCTTTAAACTTACCTGTAACATCTACAATAGGTGTTACTTTGATTATTTTTCCGGTAAACTCATACATATTTTGATTTATTAATGTCTATCATTTCTTGATTTTTTTCATATTGACTCTAGTACGTTGTGTTTTATTTTCTTTTGTCTCATTTCGATAAATTGTAATCAATTTATTATCCTCAACTCTTACCATAAATTCCTCTACTGGATACGTGCCATTGCCTAGTGTACGGATCATATTCAAAAGCTGTGGGGTCAAAATACGCTCTCTCATTTCATCTTCAGTCGCAGGTCCTATTCGTTGTGTATACCTGGCAATAAAGTGAGTTGTCAACAACACATCTCTGTTCTCAAGGTGTCCTATCCCCTTGTTAACACCTACAAGCTTTTCATTTGTATTCTTAATCTCAGACTCGATTTTATCTTTGTCTTTACCCAACTTCACAAGTCTTTCATTCAATTTATGTCGTTGAGCATAGAGACCACTGAGTCTTGACTCCTTCTTTTTCTTCTCATGCTCTTCTGCCATTACTTGCCTCCTTTTATTTTCTCCATTACTTTTGCCTCAAGGTCTGCACTATATTCCAGATTGTCATTAAGAAATTCTTTGACTTTATCCATACCTTGCAGTTTAGTTTCACCTATGGTATACCAACCTGCACCACCAAGTTTAATCATATCAAGCTCTTGAGCAAAATCTACAAGTTCACGTAAACGGTCAATACCTGTACCCCATTCAATGCTAAATACTGCTTTACCGTATGGAGAGCCGCACTTGTTTTTTATTACGTTTACTTCAGTTTTACTGCTTTCTTTATCTTTCTCAGTTTGAATTTTAGCAAACTTGATACGCATGTCACTATAAAACCTGTAGGCAAGGCCACCAGTAGATTGATTGATGTCACCATAGCCACCAATATTTTGCCTAATCTGACTAATTGCTATAACAGTGCATCTGTTAGCTTTTAGAAGAGGTTTGATCTTACCGAGGCCCTGGCTGTTGATACGAGCTTGTAAACCTATAGTAGCATCACCAACATCACCATCTACAACTTTCTTAGGTTGACCTGCAGTATGACTGTCAATAACAACTAATCTTATTTCTTTTGTTCTGATCAGTTCTTCTGCTATGTTGTAACCATCTTCCGAACATTCTGGTTGTACAATAATAAGCTCATCTACTTTAACACCTAAAGCTTCAGCATAAATCTTATCAAATGATTGCTCATAATCAATCAATACACATTTTCCAAGTTTCTGAAACTCTGCTATTGCATGTAGTGAACCAGTACTTTTACCGGAACTTTCCATACCTATAAATTCTATTAGCTTACCTATAGGATAACCTCCTATATTAGTAGCAATATCTAAAGACAAACTTCCTGTACTAACTACTTCCAGTTTTTCAGTTATGTCTTTGCCTATAATTACTGAGCCCGCACCATACTTTGACTCAAGTGCTTTTAACTTTGCTTCTAATGAAGCAGGTGCTTCTTTTGTTGCTTTTGCCATTGTTTTTAAAATTTAAAAGGGGCATCTAAGTTACCTTAAAATGCCCCTTTCTCCAAGTTATTTAATACCTATTTCTCTTCGTAATTTAATGCTAATTGTATATAACCTTTAGCATCATAAATTGTCTTTGAAGTTGCCCAATTGCCCGTATCAACGTGCCAGGCAATGTCACTCATCAACTCTTTTAAACCTCTGTATTCATAGCCCCTAAGTTTGAAACCATTCCAGCCGGCAATCAGATCATCTTGAGATAATCCAAGAACTACAGGATCAGCAAAACCTGATGTATCACAGAAAATGTACTTCATTGGTACAATTGTGTAATTTTCCAGGCCATGTTCTTTTGCCCATTGACTTAATGCATAGTCATACAATGGAGCTTGCAGATAATATCCAAATTTCAGATATGCTCTTTGTGGCTCCTCATTGTCCCACGATGTTTTCCAGTCAAGCAGTTCAATAGTTTTTGCATCATGGTTAACAATTACCTTGTCAAGCATTGACTTGTACGGTACACCATCTATCTCGAAAAGTATACTCAGCTCATTAAATACATCAATACCTTGAGCACTACGAGCATTTGCATACTGGTACGTATAGGAATGTCCCTGTAGCTTTTGTACTATCTGCTCTGCTTTTGTAACAAGGTTTACAGTTACTACTGATTTACCTATAGTCTGCAGTAACTCTTTATAATAAATCTCAGCATCACCCTCAAACATACCTACTATCTTATCAAGGTCTTTGCCTTTAAATGCTACTTCTTTACCGGTAACATCATACTTTACTTCTTGCACTGCATCTGTAAACAATATCTCAAACTTCTCAGTAACTACACCATCAACCATACTTTTAAGAGTACGTCTAAACAATGCATCAACCAACTCTTTTAGTTGACCTTTAGGTTCGACCACGCTGATCATATGAAATTTTTCATCAAATGGTTGCCCTGCCAATAAACAATGCACCAGACTACCCATCAAGGTAGCTGCTGATTCTGTTTCTTTACGTCCTTCACCTAATACAAATTCCCTATAAAACTTATTCCGGTCAGCATCAAATGTTTTCAATGCTGAATAACTTAAAACATTTTTTAAACCACGATATTGTTTCTCAGATAACTGTGTACTCTCTACTCTTGCTTGTAGTTCCATTATTTACTTTTTTGTTGGTTTTTGTAATGTTCAGATGCTCTTTCTATGTCATCTAATATTTCTTGTTCTCTATCTGGAAGATCTTGGTATTGCATTAGTTCCAATACAAATTTTAATTTACCATCTCTTACAGCTTTATCTCCATACCATATATAAGATGGGTTTACATGATACCTTGCACATCTTTTGCAGTTGTGCTTAACTAAAAACCCTTTTGCTGTTAAAGAACTAATTGATTTTTCAACTGCTGAATAGCTAAATCCTACATACTCAGCTGCTTTCTGTTTGTAGTACTTATCTAGTATTATGATACTGTCATTGTAATTCATATTGTCAGATATCCAATTCATTAGTTTAACATCAACAAGACTATCTAAACCATTCATGAATGCTGATATATGGTGAAACATCAGTAAAAATTTAGCATTGTCTTCCTCTACTATTTGAAACTTTTTTTGTGCTGTATAATGTTCACCATGTTTAGTTATTGCATCTACATTATCCACTCTTATTTGTTTTAAAAACGGTTTCCTATCCATTAGTGTATATATTTTACGCTAAGGTACTAATTTATATTCTTATTAGCACATTTTATTTACGGTACTACACTATTATTTTTATGTTTGTACTATTTTGAGAGATGGTAAAAATAAAATAACTATCCCTGAAAATAGTTAAGAATGTACCTAACTATTCTGTAGACACCCTTTAACTATTTTGAGAGATAGTTATTTAGTACTCAAAGCCTTACCAGTGGCTTATTCCACTATATCTATTCTATAACTTTACCACCTTTATAAGAAAAGAGGTTTAAGATCTACCTTTACATAAGTAGGAGGCTTTATTATTTTACCGTCCTCCCTACGAATAGGCCTTCCATTCTCGTCCAGTTTACTCATGTTAGATGCGTGTACCAGATCCCACATCTCTTCCATTTTGTCTATAAGACCGTATTCACATGCCGTACCCAACAATACATACATGATATCAACCAAAGCATCTGCTACCTCTATGATATCATTATCCTGGTTAGCTTGTTTTAGCTCATCCAGTTCTTCCTGCAGGAGCTTTACTCTTAGTTCCTGTATTTCCTTTGCCGGCATTGTTGGTACCGGGAGCACATTACATTCAAATGCTGTTTGAAATGCTTTAATATCTGCTATCTGTTTTTTCATTATTGATTTGTTAAAGTGTCTAAATATTCTTCTAATGTTCTTACTTTCCAGTGAATTACTCTTTGCTTACCGGTAGCAGTTTTTAAATAAGCAGTTGGAGTAAAAGTTTCTTCAAACAGCTTATGTGGTTGTACCAGATTTACAAATTTACTGTGCTCTTGATACATCCACTTTTGGTTAATCTTAAACAACCTTGTCATATTGTGATGATCAAAGTTTGGTTTTACTTCTATGTAAGAGGTTAAATTATCTAAATCAGAATAGTTTCCCATAAAAGGCTGGGTAATTTTTGTATTGTATTGTCCCATGTTAGTCATAAGAATATACAATGCTTTTTCTGTCCAATTAACTTTAAACTCAGGAGTATAAACATGTTCTTCAAGAAGTACCTGATTCTTTTCAACTTGTTTGATTTTTGTTTTCATTTCTACTAACTGAGTGTATTTATTTTGCACTTTTTCAGATAATAAAAATGTCTCAGCTCTTTCTATACTTTTTACATATCCAGCTTCTATAAGCTCCTCAAAGTACATAACAGCCATTTGTTCCTCAATACTATCAATTTGTATTCCGTTATAATACTGCTGTTCTTTTTTAGCTTTGCTCACTCTCTGTTGTTTTTTCTGCTGTTAACAATTTAAGAAAGTTATCTGCTCCTGTGTTTGCAATTTGTATTATATCGTAGTGAGATACTTCTTCTAAAGATTTTGGTATCTCTTTTACATATTGATCATAAATACACATTGCAATATTTGCTTTCCATGATTCCCAATATCCAGGATCTTCTTTTAAAGCTTTTGATAAATACTCTACAGCAATAGCTGTTGTTATTTTGTTTTGTTGCATATTGTTTATGTTTAAAAAGTTTTCTCTGAATTGTCTGTAATCATTCCATTCCCAACATTCACCATCTGCAATTCCGTCATCAATCTCATTCCATTTATCTTTAAGAAACTCATCACAAGGTAAACACCAGTAAGTACTTTGAAGCTCACCATCCATTACACCAACCGTCCTTCTCATTTCTGTACCTACTGCATATTTTTCAGCACAGCCAGGACATCTTCTTTCCTTTCGTATTTTTAGTGTCTTGGTACTCAATTGTATATAACCCATATTACTTGATGTTTAACCACTTCATAATCTTCCGGAGTTCATTAATAGATTTACATTCTCCCTCAAAACATCTATTACTTAGTTCATTATCGATACTTACTATTTTATCATATTGCCACAGTACCCACTCATCATCACTTTGACCACTTATATCAGACTTAGTAATTAGTTTATAACAATCACTATAACTACTATTTTCATCCCAATCTTTTATCCACCCACAGCTTTCTATATCACTTTGATCAAGGTAGCGAGTTTTTATGTAATCTTTTATATCATCACCATGTATACCACAATACCTGAGATACCTTCTAAGATCATCTACAGTTAGTTTATCTTTTACTATATCATCTTCAAGGTTTACATCAAATGCACCTTTACAGGTAGTATGTTTACATTCATACCCAACATGTAGTTCTGAAATGTCCGGGGTATAATATTTATCCTGTTGTTCCATCTTTTTGTACAATTAGTTGTTTTATTTTTTGGAATGTTTCTTCATACTTATGAGTATAATACATCATCCTATCTATTAGTAATGGTAGTTTATCTACTTCTTCAGGTGATAGCTTCAGTAGTTCACGTAGTTTCATGTTGTTCATCTTTTAGTATATCTCTTAGTTGTTTAGCTGCTATTAAACTAACTACACATCTCGGTGTCATTATTTTGTCCCAATTTGTATTACCTGCACCATATAACTGCACATTTTTTTCCATTCTTATAATAAACTCATCTAGAGTTTCATCTTTTTCTTGTTCCATATTAGTTAAATTCTGTTGTTCCATATTTCTGAAGTCGTTTTATCATTTGTAAATTCTTAATGCCCTGTCTAATTTTTTTATAACCAGCAAGGTTTGTTATTATATGTACTATTCTCTTTTTAACAGGTGCTCTATTATAAAAGAATCCAAACATTTCTTTTCTAAAAAGTTCAGTACTAAACTCACCTCTATTAAGTTCTATTTGAAACTGTTCTCCATCTATTCCTGGTTGTAACTGTTTTCAAATACCTTTACTCTGTTGTTCCATTTTCTACTTTATCGTAGGTCTTTTCAAAAATATCTGGCTTGCATGGATAAAATTCACCGTTAACACCTTTGATAATAAAGTCGTTTATGCCACCTCTCATTTTACCTTCAAGTGTATCTATTATAAGACATGGGATATTGTCATCTGTCAAGTGCATTACTTTGTGGTCTGACCATTCTACAATTTTACTGCCACTCATAGGATCTTCTGTAAATTGTATAGCTTCAATCACTACTGGTTTTTTTCTGTATTGCATAATTGTTTGTTTTAGTTAAATTCTATTGGTTCCAATTGTTTTAGTATCTCTTTCCACAATTCTCTATCCTAGTACTCACAAAGTATGTTGCCACCTTTACAGTAGTATTGTATGCTGTTATTGTCTTTCCTGTCGCTCCATGATTGATAACCATAGATGTCTTTCATCTTTACCTTTAAATGAGTGTAGCCATTTATAGTTATCATCAAAGAGTAAAAGTTAGTCGTTACCTTAACCATTTTAATCTAAATAATCACATCCACAATAATAACCAATAATTTGATACTGATCAGAGTTTAAGTTTTTCCAACCTTCTTCTTTTACCTTAGCTATAAGGTCCTTTTTTGTATAAGCTGCTATTGTCTGAGTATGGTAACACATGCAACATTCAAGTTCTATAAACACACCGGTTTCAAACTCCTTACTGGTTATCCTGGTTATCTTTTCCATGTTGCTGCTTTTTAACCTGCTCTATACTGTCCTCAAGGTCAATCTGTTTAGAAACCTTCTTTGCTACAGGTTGATACTGTTTCTTTAAAGAGAATAAAAGAGCATCTACCATTTCTGCTAAATGTACCTCTTCAACTTCCTCACCCCGAGCATCACATAAAAAGGTAATTAATGCATCAAATAGAACTCCCCTTGTTTCAGGGAGTTCTAAAAGTGCTAACTTCTTTTGATTACTTATCATTAGCTTTAATCTTTTATGTTTTTAACTTTTACTTTAGTAGGATACTTTTTTATTCTACTGCCGGCAAACATTAGTATTGGATTTACCCAATAAGTATACTTGTAAATAGTGGGAGTGATGTAACCCTGTGTTATCAACTCATCAATAGCTCTTTTGTACGTATTTCTACTGCCTTTCTCTGACTTCTTTTGGTATGTCTCTGGTGTTACCCTTAACCAGTCTTTAGATCCCTCCATTGTGTATGCCATGTATACAAGCATTCTAAGTGCACCAGATGACAACTCCATTGCTTTTTCCTTGCTTCCTGGATAGTGGTATAACTTTGTAGCTTTTTGTCTTTCTACAAAATGGTGAGCAGGTAGCATTACACCATCCTCATCTTTTATTAGGATCCCTTCATCCATTACTTTAGTAGCTTCTACTATCAGTTCTTGTGCAAAAGGATTGGTAACTAACTTACTCTCATCTATTGGTGGTAATTTCCTACTCATTTCTGTCAGATTTTGTACAAATTTACCACATTCTTCTATATTAACCAACTTTTCATCCATTTTTGTACATATTTATGTTCTGTATTTTTGTACATTTTCTGACATACTATAAATCCTTTGAAACCGTTGCCTGTATTGGTTTTCAGACTATTGGTATACTAAACACTCTTGCGGTAGGTAGTGCTACCGATATAGTACAGTATACGTTTTTAGTCTGAAACCCTTTGTGGCTACAGGTTTCAAAGAATTTATAAGCAGTCAGTTTTTGAACAGATTATTATTTAATCCACCCAAGACTTCTAGCCATGTTATTTACTTCATCCATCTTAATTGTGTGACAACCCACTTTGATACGTTCTTCAGTCACTTCTGTTACATCATAAAGGTCCAACAGTTTATAGTTACAGCATTCCTCTGAGTTACACCCACCTTTAGCAAGAATTACCTGTATGTATCTGTAGAATTTCTTAGCTGCTTCTACCGGTATCTCAACTCTTTGTGATGTTTGCACCCTTTCTTTCATAGGGTCGTATCTAAGAAGATCTGGTAGGTTTCTGTATGTACTGCTCCATCTCATTCTTTTACTTACTTCCAGGTAAGGGGAATTAACTTCAAAGTTTCTCCACTTTACTATTTGTTCTGCATTTTTCTTGAGTTCAGCTTTTTCCCTTGCTAACCTTGCTTTTTCCCTTTTCTCTTCTATAAAAGGATCAGCTTCTTTCTCTGCTTTCTTCTTGTTGTACTCCTCTATTTCTCTCTGCCATTTATCATCTAAAGCATCAGCTACAACTTTCTTTATTTCTTTATCTGCTTTAAGTTTAAAGAACTCCATGTACTTCTGTAACTTTTGTACATGACCATGTGCTTCAGATATTATCCAACTTTTATTTTCTCTTGCTTTAGATGCTTTTTGTAGACACTCTTTTATCTTACCTATCCAATAGCTAATGTTATTACCGTGATTAGTTTCATCATATCTAGGTACATTATACATATACAGCCTATCAAGATGCTTAGTAGCAGCACTTACATTTCTAATATGCTTTGCAGTTGTGTTACTATAAGTATCTAATGTAAAGAAGATAGTTACCTTACCTTTCTTATCTATATATCTTTTAGCTATAGGAAAGTGATAATTATAACTATATATAACATTATTTTCTACAAACCCATTACCAAACTTACAATCTCTACCTGGTTCATTAGCAAAGATGTGTGCAATATCATACATGTTGCTAAATACCTTCTTTACTCTTTTTGTTTTTGTTTCTGTGCCCATAATTACATCATGTTACCTTGGTTATCAAATTCGTATTCATTAATTTCTAAAGTATCTTTTACTTGTTCGTCACTTGTAAGATGTTCATACTCATTTTCCAAATCTCTATACAACTCTTTATTTAGTTCCCGGTGATGTTGAAAACATTCTGCTTCTATTTTATCTAGCAAACTTTGAATATTGGGTTTGTCAAAATACCATTCTGTATATAAAGATGTTGTATTCTCATGTACGTAGTTATGCCATCTATCACGTTTTATAGTACCATTGCTATCTATGTCACCACTCTTCATTAACTTTAAGATTCTTGCATACTTTGGATCATTTTTATATTCTAACCATACTATAAAATCTACAGTACCTGTAAAAGAGGCACCATCACCTTGAGACCAGAAACCAGAAAATTCAATGTTAGTAACCTTTCTTGATACTTTCTTACCGGTAGATTTCCATTTACCGGTTTCTTTATCATATTTTCTTTCATCAACTAACTCGGTATCTGTTATATCAAAACCCATTGATAATAACTTCTCTTCCCAACTTTTATACACAAAGTCCCACCACGTATACTCAACATTGATATGACGATGCTTTTCTATAATAATCTCACGGGTTTCTTCATCCCATTGCATTATCTGTTTACACTCTATACAAACTGTCTTTGCCATAACTATTTTATTAATGTTAAACACTCCTGATATGTGCGAACCTTCTCACGGATCTTTATTACTTCATCCCGGGTTTTCCTAGTATTCTCATTGATAAAACGATCAGTTGCTCTGCTAAGTTGATTTTCCCAATACTTGATCTTCTTTTCGATTTCTTGTTTCATTATTTACCGGTTTTAAATTTCTCCATAATTTCTTCTTTCTCATCAATACAGTTGTCATGCCATGCATCGTCAAACTGATCCTCAAGATCTTTACAATCATCTATTTTCAAATCAGGAAACAGACTTTTCTTCTCTTCTACACTAAGATCAAAAAACCAATCATTTACTGGTCCTTCATTAGATATAACATATTCTTCACTATCATCCATCCAACTTTCTTCGGTAATTAAATATCCTAAACGATTTACCCAGTGATAACCTGCTGTTATACCATACCAACCACTACAATCAATAACTGTCCATACTTTATTTCCTTTTACTTGTTCAAGTACATACTCAAGTTCTTCACTATATGTCTCAAACATACACCCATCAAAAGATGCATGCTCATCAAGGTGGTTCTTTACCAGTGTATACTTCTTTTCAAAGTCATCAATGGTCATTTTTTTATTATCAGTTGTCATAACTTTTTAGTTCTGTTGATTTAACTGTTATACCATTTACAGTTGATGTGAAAGAATAATCACACTCTTGTACAAATAACGCAACTGCTTCTGATTCTATTGCAGCATCTCTATAATCTTCATCTTCATTAGGTATTGCATTTTCAAAACAATCACTATTCTCTTTTATAAATTTATCTTTCTCTATCTCAAGATCAACTTTGACTGTTATCTCTATTGTCACTTTCATTTTCTGTTGATTTTTTAATGTCATTAAGTTCTAATAGAAAAACCCTATAATCCTTGATAGTCATATAGGGTTCTTCTTTTATTAGCTTATCTAACTCTTTTTCCGGAAGATGTTCTAATCTTTCCAAGGTAATTGCAACTCCTCTGCACTCTTCAGTGGCTCCTTGTTTGTGTTCAATGATTTTGGTTTTTCGCATTGTGTTTTACATTCTTCTACAGTTCTGTACCAACGGATAACATAATCTGCACCATTATTGGCTGATAAAATATTGTTAATCCATTTAAATACACTTTGATGATCCCATACTCTATTGCTGTAACTGGCAGCTACCGGTTTCCATCTGTATTTGAATCCCATTTTATTAATTTTATTTGTTATAATTCCTGTCTTTGTAATCAGCCAGCATTTCTACATAGAAGTAGTTATAATATCTGTCGTACTTTCTCTGCATATATAAATCTGTATCTCTATACAAATTATCGAGTACAGCTTTAATATCCTTTTTATTACTTATTCGTACAAACTTTAGTTTGTTTATAGAATATCTGCCTTTTCCAGCATTTTCTACCTGTACAGCTTTTCCGAGGATTTCCGACATGTATTTTGCTATACCAATAGCTACTTCTTCAATAGCTATTATACTGAAATTTACGGCATGTAATTTCGACCTGGATATACTACCATCGCCATCAAAGAAGCCACGCAGGAAATGTCTCTGTAGGCTCTTATCTATGTGGTAAGGATAGTCTAATAACTCCGTCTTTTGCTGAGGACAACCCTGCTTTGCAATATCATCTGAGAGCTTCCTTGATACAATAGCCAGAACAGCTTGGTTTTGTCGGGGAGGTTTCTTAATCCATGTTCCCACATTTCCAGTGTAATCAATCTCTCTCTTGAGTCTTTCTAAGAGTGTTCTATCTTCCTCTTTCAGATTTATTACTATCTGGCCTTTCTTCTGGTTGTTATGACCATCTGCATAAAAGAGGCCAAGGTAGTAAGCCTTAGCCTCTCTATCAATAGTTTCAAAGAATTGCTCGTTACAGGTAGTCTTCTTCTTAGCTTTGGAAATAGCTTCTTTCCATTCAGGAGTTCCTCTCTTCATTGTGTGAATTTTATACAAAGATAGAACATCCCAAACAATCCAGCAACTTTATTTTTTCTGCCAAGGTAAGTCTCCGTGAAAGTCATCCTCATTAGGTTTTAGCCAATCTTTTACTGACTCTTGAGCAATAGTATCTTCTCCTTTTTTACGCCACCATCTTGGTACTTGTGATTCTCCGTTGTTTTGACGTATTATCTCATCTACCCATTTGAAGCAGTTCTGGTGATCCCAAGCTCTATTAGCATAAGAGCCGCTGACAGGGTGCTCAATCTTTTTTACATAGTGTAACATTGGATTGATAAACTTTTCCAGCTTCTGTGCTTGTGCACCACACAATACTATAGGTAAACCTTTATAGTAATTACTCACTATTTCCTCAATAAAGAATTTCATAAAAGGTGTCCATAATTCGACATGTGAGCCAGGTTTATTTAACTCACAAGTTAAACAACTGTTTAATAATAGTACACCTTCTTCAGTAAGCAGGAAATCAATATCACCGCTTCTATCCATATCTGGGATAAAACCTATAACTGATTCACCTGTACCGCCACAATCTTCTTCTATGCCACCGTACCACTGTTCCAGTGTTGGTTGTAATCTGCTCTTACCTTTACAAGACATTGGTACACCATCTGCTATAATTTCTCCTTCTTTTGTAGTTGAAGGATACGGGTCCATGAGCCATATAATAGCTTTTACCTTTTGCCGGTCACATAACTCAAAAGACTTAAACACGTCCGATGACTTTGGGATAACTATCCTCTTGTTCATGCTCAAGGTCTTCAACGTAGTAAAGATTTTATCCCATTGTTCTGATTGAATAAATGGTGTAAAAAGTTCAACCCAAGAACCCATTTGTGACCGAATCTTATCTGTTACTTGCATAATATTTATAATTTATCTACACATTTGTTTTCATTAGTAATCAGACAATTTACCTTATCTACTATAGGTTGTATCTGAACTACGAGCTCCCGGGTATTCTGCTTTGTTTTAAATAAAATAGGGGAACAATTAATTCCCCTATTTATAAGTTAATAATAATTATACTGTTTCTGCTATACCATATTCCTGTGTAAAGAATTGGTGGTTATCAATTTGCTGCTGTAACCAAAATGTAGGATTTGCACTCTTAAGCGAGAAAGTTGTATAATTATACAACTCCCACAAACTATCAGGATGACCATAATTAAAAGTAGGAGTTTTTAACTCATTCTTAATTATATTCAACTGTGTACTGGTAATGATACCTTCTTCAATATACATCCTTCCCAATAGCTCTGCAGTAGTCTTCTTGCTTACTTCTATCTCCATCATCCTCTTCTTCTCTATAACCATCTTCTCAAAAGTCTCTCCTGCATTGCAGATATACTCAGTAAGGATTTTAGGTGTTACAACCTGTATATCTCCCTGATGTTTGCTTTTAAATGCACCAATATCCCCTTTCACCATTCCATTTTCGCAACATTAGTTCCCTTATGTTCGTTATTCATAAGGCACTATGTGTATTTTGTATTTATTCTTGTGTAATTTTTCAAACTTATTATCTTTTATCATTTTTGAAAGAGTGCATTTACTAATAATAGATTGATCTACTTTGTTAAAAGAAGTATACTCAAAAAAAGCACCTGTAGAAATATCACATATTAACACTTTACATTGCATTTTGTGGTGACGTTTTACAGTAATCTTTTTTGGTATGTTAGACTCAAGATATCTTTTAAAAACATACCCATAACAAATACCTGATCTATTATCTTTTAGATGTTTTGATATATTTCCTACCGGTATATCAAGTTCTACTGCAGCTTCTAATATAGATGAAAAATTTTTGTAAAACTTTCCATTTTTAGTGTAACATGTTAATTTAAAAGAAGTTCCTTTTTGATATACAGAAATTGGAAATAATGAATCTTTAAACTTCCATTGAAAATTTCCAGCTTGAGAACTTTTTTCTTTAAATTGTCTGTCACATGCTTGTCTAATTAAACTTGCATTAACTCCAGTTTTTCTAAATGCATCTTGTACATTAATAAAAGAAGCTATGAACTTTCCAGATAAACTGAATTGTTCAATTGCTCTGCTCATTTTGATTACATTTTCAACACTTGTTTTTACTCCAAGAGTTGATCCTGCTTTTTTGCAAATGTTATAATAAGGTTGAAGAAGATCTATCCAATACTGCTCTCTTTGAATGACATTATTATTATCTTGAACTATTTCTATTATCTCAAATTTCAAACCTGATATACCGTATTTATTTACAATCCTTTGTAATTTTTGATTACCGTGTTTGTCCTTAGATAAATCTGTAAAATGCCGTCCCCATCTACGGATAAAACCTGATGAATTTGAGTTTCTAACAGTGCTTCCTACATATATTTTTGTAGGAAATAGTTCATGATAAATTTTATAGATACCGCTACTATATTTATCCTCTTTCTTTAAACTTACACAATTTGTTTTGATAAAACTTTTCATACAACAAAGATATGAAAACTATACCATTAATACAAATAAAAACACATAATAGCTTAATATTTCTATTAAGATCGGACTATATCACGATCCATTTCTGGACCCCCTGCATTTCCACTTCACTTGAAGCGTACTCTACTCCTTTCCAACATATTTCAGTTGTAGTTTCGATAGTCTCTGAACCTTCCTTGTTATTGTACAAGGCTTGGATGCTGATTGCCATATCTCTCGACTTAGGTTTCCAGCAATTAACAGGGTTATTCAATATACATTACTGTATAAGGTCACTTGCAAATCAAATGAAAACGTGGCCCCCAATTGCAAATTTCATACTCAATGTCTTATTATAGCTATTCTGCCATGCTATCATTATTGACATATCCGGATCATTACCATAATCAAGATGATATTTACCATTAGCTTTCATACCACCTGCATTTTGGGTGTAATGCTCACTTCTTAATAAGAACCCACATTTATCTATGCTCTCTAATGTCAAGTCCATTAGTTGACTATGTGAGATTGGTTTATAGTAGCTCGTTATTGCAGGTACTGGTACTGCTTTCAAAAACTCTTTAGTTGATTGTACTTCTGCTATTGCTGCTACTGCTGTAGTTTCCATAATTTTTTATTTTTAGTTGTTGTTTATTATCTTCCGTATAAGTGATTACTTTCTTCTCCTTCTTTTTTTATTTCTTCTCACTCCCTTTCAACTGCAGATAGTTCATTGTATGTACCTGGTATTAGTTCTACTGCCTCTACATCCTCATTGTACATATCTACTTTATATTCTTTTAAAGTGTCTTTATCCAACACTTTATACACCTGCTCTTTTGGTGCATTTCCATCCATCAATAAGTTTACTACATTAAGAACAGCTTCTACCGGATTAGCAACATCATCTTCATCTATTTCCCAAGTTACTATGTAGTTTCCCATAATTTTCTATTTATTAAAATGAACTAATTACGCAGATACGTCCTTCAGAATCTGCTCCCAACTTCTCCATTGCCCATTTAATGGCTTCTTCCTTAGTTTTAAATGTTTCCAATTCTGTCCATTCTCCACTATCTATTCTACCTACATGAGGAATATCTACTGCAAACTTATCTTCAATATCTTCCTCAAACATTTCCATATCCTCATTGTGCTTACCATCTCCGTAAAAACTCATAAGTTATTGAGATTAATTGTTTCTGTATAAAATTCTTCACTGGTATGTTTTCCATAACCAATAAAACACATTCCACCATTGCCATAGAATTTTAGTTGCAAAGCATCTATTCGTTGTTCAGGTCTCTGCTCTTCTATTTCTTCTTCACTGACATCTGTTACATAAGACCAATAAAAATCCTCTTTTAACTCTACCTGATTTTCCCTATCTTCATCAAGATTAAGAAATATACAACTTTCCCAAATAGTAAGACAATGAAAATCTCCACTATGATCATTTTTTAGATCAGTAGCAATAATGTCATACTTTTTCCACCTTTCTATTGTCTCTTCAGTTACACTTTCTAAAAGAGCTGCATTGCAATAATCCCATTCTGAACAGATTACTGCTTTCAACAGAATGCTTTCTGTTTTTTCATTAGTTAACTTCATCTTTTTCAGTTTACATTGTTATAAATCGGAAATAACTTGCTTCATATTTGTCACACAATGCTTTTATCTCCTGTAACTCTTTGTATGTTGCATCAGGAATTGGATCTGTCCCATCTTGATCAAAATTGTCTATTACCTCACAACTATACATGTGCTCAGACATACCAGGTACTTGATCTTTATAGATTTCCATTCCTTCTAAAACATCCAATAATGTTTCTGAAATTTGTTCTATTGGTATATCTATCATTTTTAATACACCATATGTCTCATCTATCTTTATCATTCTTTTCCTCGTTTACATCATTAGCACTATTGGTAGTATTATCATATTCTTCTTGCGATATTATATTACAGTTGTTCTCGCAGTCACAACACCAGCTATCTTCATAGTAAGCCTCTCCCATACCTGAACATATTGCACTATTACATTTTCTCCACACTTTCTCTTCTACATCAGTGGAGCCGCAGGTATCACATACCCATACAATTTTATCTATACTCATAACTATTCGTTTTCTGTGTGAGCTTCTCTGTATTCATGAAGCAATTGCTTCTTTGCTTCTTCCAGACTATGTGATTCAATTACTTTCCACCAACCACCACCTCTTTCAGCATCTTGAGGAGTGCTATACACAATTACTTGATTGGAGTATCTGTTGTACCCAAGATTATACTTCTTCTTTTCTATCATAAAATAGTTTTTAAGTAAGCTATTAGTGTTTCATCATCCATCTCCCACTCTTTCTTGTTGAGATAAAAGAATATCTGTTCATCAAGATACACAGCATCATCTCTTACCTCGTCCATGTCCAGAATTTCATTTTGCAATGCAGTTGGAGCAAGTGTTACAATTCCTTCTGGTTCTCCCATATCCAACTCTCTGGTAGGATATTTTATGCCTCTGTATTTCATCATAGAAGTCCTTTTTCTTTTAATGAATTAATTACTGCTTCTTCACCATGAGCACGAAATAAATCTGCAAAGTCCTTAATACCTTCTTCTAAATACACTTTAGGTACATTAATATACCTGTAACCAAACTCTGTTGTTATTCTTATGCAATTCTTTACACCCGCTTCATCACTATCATAATTGATCCAGACAATTCTGTCCTTCAATTTTTCTACAAACCCTGGTGTAAAGCATGATCTCGTTTCGTTTTGTACATTAAGTACATAAGGAAAATACTTTGATAAAACCAAACGGTCCTTTTTGCTTTTTGTCAAAAGAACTACTGAAGGATTGTATTCATCAAGAATTTTTATATTCTCCACTTTTGTCAATGGTATATTGCTAAACCATCTTTCACCTTTAGGTCTATTAGGAAAGTATATCTTAAATCCTTCTTCATATCGGTAAGCATAAAAAAGTTCATCTTTATCAGTACGTACTTTTTTACGGTTAATAAATACCTCCTTTAATGGGTATACTTCCTCAGCTTTTAATTGCTCTTTACTGATACCAAATTGTACCCAATAAGCAGCATCCTCTTTTTTCCAGGTCCTTGTACTTACCTGGATAAATGAGTGTCTTTTTTGGTCTATAAATGGCTTAGTGTACTGAGATGTTATTCTTGCTGATTCATCCTTTCCTTCAGCTATGCCAAAATCCTTGGCAATCTTTTGTGTTGCTTTCTTTGTATCAAGGTTAAACAACTGCTGTACAAGATCAATACAATCACCTCTATACCGGTCATCTGCAAAGTCATTATGTTGCAGTTTACCATTTTTCATATAGATACTAAAAGAAGGATTATTATCTTTACGAAACGGACTCTTTCTTACTTGTCCAATAGTAAAATCACCAATGTAATATTTGTAAACATCATAATCAGAAATTCTACTAAATAGAAACTCCTTGCTGATCAACTCCTCTTTCTTTGCTAATTCCATCTTCCGGTTTTTTATACTGTGCAATTAGATAAAGATAAGTTTCCTTTAAATTAAAGAACTCATTTGCCCAAAAACCTTTTACTTCTTTCCTGACTTCACCTGAACCATCAGCAACTATGTCATACAGGTCTTCATCTGTAGTATTAGCTGTTTCTTGTTTCCATGTTTCCTCTGCAAGAACTGTGCTCAAACCATCAACATCTATTTCATGATATACTTTCATTAACTGTTATTTTTTAGTAATTGTAAATACTCACCAATAGCCATTTCATAAACTCTTCGATGGGTTTCTTCATAGTGCTCTTTTGCTGTTACCATATTCTCATTACATTCATTGACAAAATAATCATGAGCATCACTTTCTGGCTCTGCTTCTTCGTCAATTATTTTTTGTAAATCATTAGCAAGAGCAATCAAATCACTATTGTAATAGTTAGGAAAATAAGCAGTTACAAAATCCCATACTGTTTTAATATCTTCTTTTGCAGATATCTCTCTTATTTTTCTGACATAAATACCTGAATCATCAACCCAACCCATTTCTTGTATAATAAGAGTCTCTATACTTTGCTCATACTCATTCTCTTCTCCTACATCTATGCCTTTTGATCTACGGAGTTTATCTTCATTAACTTCTACTTCAATCAGATACTTTGCCATCTTCTTTTGCTTTTAAGTACTTATCCAATATTGGCCAGAGATTTTCAAGTTGAATTGCATCATAACAATCTTGAAGTTCTGCTCCTTCCCATAAAGATTCAGAGGCCCGGGTTATTTCCCGAGCCATCTGATCATATTGTTCTTTTGTTAGCTGCATATTATGCCTGTTGGATCTTCTGCATGTACTTAACTACCATGGCTGCATGTTCTTTTTGGAACTCTACCATGATGTCACGATTGCTCTTAGTCATAGAGCCCGGTATTTCTGGCAGGACTACTGCATCCAGCATTCTGGCCATCTCGATCTTTTCCTGCATTACTTTGATGAAATCTTCAGTACTCTGCATCTTTACCGGTGCTTTAGTATCAGTAGTCTTTCTTGTCCATGGTTTTCTTTTAGCAGGTTCTGGGTTAAGATAAGTTCCTGCCATAGGTGCTGGTGTACCTGGCTCTGTTGCAAATCCAGGTATAATACTTTCTACTGCAGGTGTTGTCTGATCCAGATTGTTTGGGAACTGGTTGTTCTGATTTTGATTTTCCATGCTTATGTAATTGTTGATATTTTCTATAATAAACTCTCTTTCATCCTGCGTACACAATTCTTCGTCAAGAAGATATTGGTCTATCTCAGTTATGTTTTTACCTTGATTGTACATCTTTACAACATTAGACAATACTTCAGGTGTAACATCATCTCCATATATCACAACATCTCCTGTTTCTTCTTCTATTATTGAATTGTCACCAAGGATATATACTAACTTTTTCATTTCTTTTAATTTAAAATAGGAGAGGCTTTTACACCTCTCCTATGTGTTGTGAACTCTGGGATTTAGAAATCTATATCATCAGCAGTTGTAGTAGTATTAACTACTTCATCACTTGCTTGCTGATAGTTATTTGGATCAAATGGTTGCAACATTGTAAGTGTAAAAGCACCATCACAACCATGCTTACCTTCAAGCTGCTCTTTCCACTTCTTTAGACCTTTATCCAGTTCCCAGTTATTTGTAGACAAAGCAAAACTTACTTTCTTCATCTGCCACTGCCCCAAAAACTCACCATACAGATTTTGGTACATCTTGGTTTCACCATCTTTCTCAGAAATGTAAACATAAGCAAGAGCTACTACATTAGTTGTCATTGCATCATCACCTGCCCTCAACTGAGAACGAAACTCATTATCTACAAACTTGTCAAAGTTTCTGAACATCTTATTGATGTTTAACAGTATGTTAGTCCTTTCAGAGAAGAAACTTACTTTGCCAAACCATGAGCGTAGGAAGTTATAAAGATTAGCTTCACCTTGTATTGCTTCACGTACTTTTCTCTTACCGGTAAGCTCACCATCATCATCTTTAGTAATAAGGTTACCATTCTTGTCACGGAAGTCTGTAAACCAACTAGGTAAATTCTCTTCACTATCTACCCATGTAGAACCTGCTACCTGGTTTACCCACTGCTTTTTACCACTACCCTCAGACACTACAGGTTTATTTACTAAACGGAAACGAGTGTTGAATTTCTGCTTTTCTGGAGTATCTGCTTCCAACCAAAAACTAAGGGTAACAAAATCGTCACCTTTTTCTGTCTTACCTTCATAAACCTGATCTTTTGCATCTTCCTTCAGGTCATAACCTAACATCTCTGCCATCTCTTCCTTTGTAGGATTAACAGCAATAACTCTCATGCTTGCAATACCGGTATATAGATCTTTCTTACCGGTACCTGTACTCTTGTGTAATTCCATACTTTTTGTTTTACGTAATTAAAATTGATACTTATTTTTGAATAGAATAGTAAGTTTCAGTACAATCAAAAATGTACTTACCATCATTTGGTATTTCTAACAGGTTATCTCCATTTTTATCTGGAAACATGCCTTCAGGTACCTTTGTTGTTGTATCTTGTTCAAATGTGCGAAGAAAATACTGTGGTTTACCATCTTTCATTCTGCTTCCTGTATAGAGAACAGTAGTAAAATGTTGCTCTAATTTTGACTCAAACTCCTTGCCGTGTACTGACATCATTCTTTTCTTACCTTCACCTTCTACCTTGAGCCACTCATCATGTGAGAACACAATAATGTCTTTCTCAATGTTCTTGAGAATTTCAATGTATTCATACACCTGACGATTGTAATTCTTGTAGATATCAAAACCAGTAAAGTTTACAGACATTTCCTTATTCAAACTATTAAACGCCATTGTTTGACTATCAATAATTATTCTCTTAATAGTAGGATCTGCTCCATACTTCTCAAGGTTAGCTTTGAATGATGGCCAATTCTTTGGCATACCCATATGCTTAAACTGTCCACCATCTTTAAATGGCAATGGTTTCCTTTCCATATTGATGTAACCAGTAGTTTCTCTGTCTACTGTTTTAGACAGATATGACTTTCCGGTACCAGTGGGTCCAACGATTGCAATTTTACTATAAAACGTCCTCTCTAATACAGGTGACTCTTTCTGCCCTGTACCTTTTTCTGTACTCATATAATTGATTAATTGGTTACGGTTGTTTTGTACCTCTAAGTATACTTATTTGATACTCAAGGTTATCATTTAACTGATTAAGTTCTTCATTTTCTGCTTCAAGTTCTTCTAATATATCTTTAAGCCAATCTATTGTATTAACAGCTTCACTTACTCTTCTCTCTTCTTTGTAATCCATTTTGTTTTGTTTTTATTGTTAGAGAAAATAATACCCACTTATAACTTTTTCATAAAGATCTTCAGTAACATCTTTTGATTTTGGCAACTCTTTAAACATACCGGTAGCACCATGAAATGCACAACCTAATCTTATAGAATCTTCACCGTAAGTATTTTTTAAAATTTTAAGACTTCTAAAATGTTTGGCACCTGTATCCTTGTTTACAAATCTATTTGCATCATATCCTGGTACAGTTGTATTATACCTAATAGGATCAAATAAACTAATTACAACATCTGCAGCTTCTGCAGGTGCACCAGATTCTTTAATTTGATCTACAGTAGGTTCAAATGAATCCATTTTTTGATACATCACATTACCCAAATCTCTGGTTATTTGTGCAACAAATACAGGGCTATAACCAAGAAAATCTCTCCATTCTTGAGCATACTCTGAAAGTTTATCAATTGCTTCCTTTTTTGTACCACAACCTTTTTCTAATCGGGTAAGCCCCATGTGATCTACTATAGGTATTACAATTTCATGAGGATTGTCTGCAACATATACTTTTTTACGTTCACTAACTTCTTCTATTTTACCTCTTTTACTGGCAAAATCTTTCATGTGCTTGTAACATCCTGTAGGATTATTTGCCCCTTCAATTATTGTTACAAATTCACATAATTCATTAATGTAGTCCTCATGCATTAGTATCAGGTCATGTTCGTCTTTTGTTAGTTTATTATCTTCCCACCAACCTAACATTTTACCTATAGGTATTAACTTACCATGGTCTCTAAAGATTTTTCTTGATAGCCATTTACTTTTAGTATACAACTTACTTCTTTCAAAGGAGAACAAAACAACTTTTATATCAACTTTTGATTTATGCTTATTTTGCATGTACCATTCAAAAGGATTTAAAATCCATGCATCATGAACAAGACTTGATTTACCTGATCCTGTAGAACCGAATACAAGAGTCATTATTCTCTTTCTTATGCCCATGTATTTATTAAGTCTTTCAAACCCCATTGGTATGGTATAGTTCTTACCTTCATTGCCGGCATTTATTTCAGATAAAATCTGCTCAAATTCACTCATCATATTTCAACATAGTTAGATTGTTCCTCTTCATCAGATGTCCCCTTTAACTCCTCATCTTTGTAATACTTAAACTTACCACCATTAAGATAAGCAACAGTTGCTTTCATGTATTGAAAGTCATTGTACTTAGGGTCTTTATGGTTGTAACTTGCTACCTTTCTCATCTCTATTTCTACCTTGAGGCAGTAGAGCATATCTTCATCTGTAAATCCTGCAGCTTTCTTTGCTTCTTTATATGCCTTAAAGGTCTTCTCTTTATCATCTCTCAATGCTCTGGTACCAGTAAACTTCCTGCCTTTAAATAAGAAGTTCATACTTGCCGGATATGTACACCACCACTCTTGAAATGCATTAGGGTAATCGTCTTCTGTCTTCTTTTGTCGAACTGGCTTGTATTGCTTGTGCCAGTCCTCGTAACCACCATCAGGATTGTTCTGTAAGAACTCCTTAATGTTATTGAATTGAGGTAGTGTTACTGACATTTTGTGTATTTGAAAAGGGTTACGAATTTACAATAAATAACCGGTACTTGCAAGTTTAAAAAAAAACTAATTTAATTAGTGTGACCAGTAAACACATACATTTCCAGATGCTCCCATTTTTACTTTTTTACAAAATAAATTAGCACCTTCAATCATTTTTTCTTCAAGTAATTTTAAACCTTGCTCTGCAAATTCTTTTTTGGACTCTGCAAGACACTCATCATGGACAAGTGATGTAAGATATACAGTATCTCTTAGATTATTTTCTAATTGGTATCGTCTAAATAATACACCGGCCATTTTTGTTTGTGATCCACTTAAACCTTGTATAGGATAATTTTGACTGCATCTTTCTAAACTGCCTTTAAGAGAAAAATATTCACTCCAGTATTTCTTTATTTCTGGATGTTCTTTATTGATTTCTTCTTTTACTTCTTGTTTTGCTTCCTGTGAAAGATCTTTATAATTACTAGGATAAAATGACCAGGCTTTTTCAACAAGTTCTTGCATTTTTTTAAAATCTGGTTCCCAATATCTCCTATCTGGTACAATGTCTACATAGCCTTTCTTTACAGCTTTTTCTCTTCCGGATTTAAAATAATTATCTAATGCAGGAAAAGCTTTCATATAGCTATCAATAAACTCTTGTGCTACTTCCTCTTCCACACCAAAATCATCTTTCAAAGTATATGCAGAACCACCATATGCAATTTTAAATGAGATACTTTTAGCAGCATTTCTTTCCTCCGGGTGTGTCTTTTTAGACACTATAAGATCAGGTTCATTCCTCATCAGAGAAAACATTTTGGTAGCAGTAAAACTATGGTAGTCTTCTCCATGTATAGGATGTCCATCATTAAAAAAACTGATCATAGCAGCATCACCAGATACCTCTGCAAGTACTCTTGATTCTTGTGAACTATAATCGGCATTAAGTAAAGAATAACCTTCAGGTGCAACAAATGCCTTTCTGTAATTTACATCAGCAGGAATATTTTGAAGATTTGGATTCTTACTACTTATTCTACCGGTGTTAAGTATCTGTCGGTAAGAACTGTGTAATCTACCAGTTATTGGATGTACATACTTTAAAAAATCTTTACCAAATGTTGTGCAAGATTGCTCAGAGGTTTTAAGTAAAAGATAATTAAGTATGAGATCATTTTTAGGATCTACAATATCTGTTTCTTTATCATCCATGTACATTTCTTTGTACTTACTTGGTAATAACTTTAGTAAAGCTTTAGCACCTACCGTATACTCAACATAACCAGTACTTTTACTTTTTTCCTGTGGACAATAACCAAGTTTTTTCATTAAAGTAATTACTTGTTTACTACTAGACCATTCTATAGTACACTGTATATTGGTATTAAAAAGATCCGGAACAGAGCAGAATTTTATGTCTTCTTTAAAGTTATCTACTACCCATTTGTCAAGTTTTTCTTTTCTTTTCTGGTATATTACTAAATTTTCTTCATATGTTTTTAACCATTGTTCTTGGTCAAATGTCATACCTTTTAGTTCTATATCAGCTAATACAAGACAAAACTCATTTTCAATATCATTTACCTGTACAGGTTTATAACCATTATACCCTAAAGCTTGTTTTTTTTTAATCTCTATAGGATATGTAATATCATCAGCACCATATAAAATCTGTTCTTCTGTAAATGATTTTAAACCAATATTAAGAAAGCCCATACGAATTGACTTATCTATATATGCAGCATCTTCATCCTCTTCTATAAAAAGATCTTTTTGCTTTTCTACTGGTTTAATACCTAAATACCTACCGGCTAGTTTTTCTAAAGAATAACCAAGACTGAGACCATTAGTTAAATTTTGTTCAACAAGCATCGTGTCATATATCTTATGATGTATTATACCATAATTATGTAACAAATGCTTTACTTCAAATTTAAGGTTATGACCAATCCATAGTCTTTCTTTATTTTCCCATAATGGTAATAAGATTGAGATATCTACTGATCTAGTATCAATTACAAATACTTGTTCTTTAGTACCTAATTGTAACATCACAACTTTACTAAGATATGGATCAAGTCCCGGAGAATATACCTGTTCATTTTTATAAGTATTTTTAGGAAACTTATAAGTTGTCTCAATATCCTCACCAATTTCCATCTTATCTTTCAGATAGTTATAACACTTTTGTATTGTACTATATTGTACAGCATCTGAATACTCTGCTACTGGTCCTATGAACCATATCTTAGGTTGTGTTATCATAAACTTCTTAATTTATCTATTGCTTTTTGTTCAGCCACCATCATTTTTTAATGTACTAGAATACATAAACTCTCTCAAATTTCAGGTCGTTAGTATTCATAAACTATTTATTTAAAAGTTACATCTTCAACTTCTATAATTATCTCAGGTTTCTTTTCCTGTTTAGGAGCAGCAGTTGTTACAATTATTGCATCTGCAAAGCTATCTAAACCTACCTGTAGTTTAGTAAACATCTGCATGTCTACAGGTTGTTGACATAACTCCTTTAACAGTTCTTTTTCCCGGTCATTAGATGGTACCAATACTAATTGTATCTTGCCATTTACTATAAAACTTGTCTTCATATTTTACATTTTTTACAATCAGCTATACGTGACATAAGCTTCATGCTGTGAATATTTAGTTTCTGATTTGCTGTAATACCTGTTAACCTGGTATTTCTATCAAGTTGATAAGTTTCAGCTTTAATGCGAATTGTCTTTTTGATCGCATCTAATCTCTGAAGGATCTCTCTTTTACGAGCTTCAGATGCAAACCATCTTTGTTGGCCGGTTGGTCTTGCATAAACCTGACTAATAAATTCCCGGCTGGCTCGAGGTTTTGGTACAGGACTATAAGCTGTACCCATAATTGCAGTACCTGCCATAACGAGGATTCCTCCTACTTTGTTTCTTTTTAGTCTCATGTTTTTGAATTTTTGATTGTGAGTAAAAATTTATAAACCTTTTTTGATTTTTTCTATACAGAGCATATAACCAATGCAATCAACTATCGAGTCTCTTTTTTCACAATTATCCTGGTTGGCCCGGCATATCTTTAACCAGCCCATTGCTAAACCAACTTGTTCCGATGTGATCTTTGTTTTAAAGATTACTTCCCAACCTTTAGCAATGTCAGCAAAGTTATCTGATGTCTTACCGTAGTCTTTCTCACGGTCACCATATACAAGTAATTGTGCTTCTTCTGCTACTGTTTTACCTTGAGGAGTAATATCTGCTACAGGTGTTGCTACTGGTTCTACGTAATACATAAGATCAGCTTCATTATAAAGATTACCTGATGTTGTTTTATTTGAGTTATTGCAAGTGTAATAACTTGAATTTATTGCTACTATATACAGATAATTTTGACTAGTATTACAAGCTGTTTCCCATATAGCACAATCTGAAAATTTTATTACTCCTGCAGTCTTTGTTATTGGTACTACTTTATCTCCTATTTTATACTTTGGATTCTCCATTTTTAATTTGTTTTAATAAGATCCAAATTCCATTTTACGACCAAGAGGCCCTGGATCATTTTCATTGTTGTATTCTGTACACATTTTCAGGGCTTCTTCCATGCTAAGATTGTTTCTTACAGGTGTCTTTCTACCAATAGCAGGAACTAACTTACCTTTAGCATCTTTCTTCCACCAAGTACGAATAAATGTTCTGTAGTTATTCATAAGTTTTAATTTTCTATAGGCATGTACAATATGTCCTCTATTCTTTCTTTCAGCTCCTTGGTTAATTCTTTCTCTCTATAAATGGATTCAAATAATTTCTTTGCTTCTTCTATCCACTTATTCTCTACAGGTGGTACAGGTACTTCCATTAAACCTATTAATACATCATCGTTTTCTGTTACAAATTCATTAAGTTTATCTGCTACAGGTTTTGATGTTGTAGTATGGCCATCTTCCCAAGGAGGAGGATCTGTATAAACTTCTTTTGAGTTAGGAACAAAAGGTTTTGAGTGCTGAGGTTTAGCTTTAGGTTTTTTACCCTCACGCAAATCCCATTTCTCCCATAAATTCTCTTTAGTCATCCAGTCTGCGTACTTTTTATCATTTTCCAGTACCCATTTAACTGTTTTACCTTGATGTTTACCGTAAGGTATTATACCTTTCTTATCTGTGTGAGAACTTTTATTGTTAGAATGTAGCTGCATCTTTTGTAATTACTCGTTTTTAGTTTTCTTTTTGATTATAATTACTGGACCACTATCAGATAACTGAGGTTGTTTTGCATTTACCCACTTTTTCCCTTTACCTTTTCTTTTTACTTCAGATTTTGAAGGTACTTTCTTATTCATCTTTTTTAATTTAGATTATGAACAGGTTTTTCCTCGTGAGACTGGGCAGATCAAACTAGATACTGTACAGTACACAAAGATTCAGTAGGTTTAATAATGAGTATCCTACTTTCAAATCAGTAATTATCTTTCCTCATAGTTGTTCAAGCTATGTTTCCTCGAATACGGAGGGATGTATTAGGTTCATTTTTTTCTCACGAGGTCCTGGTGTCACCTTCAGACAGAGCAGGAATTTTTAATACATCCATTCTTCTTCTTATAGTTAGCTATATTTCTTACTGCAGCCTATAAGCTTTCTGATATTACTGCATGTTTAATTTACCTAATATACTCTGTATAGGTGGGGAATAAGCATGAATAGAAAAACCCCAGCCATATGAACCCTTGGAAAGTTTTGGCTGGGGCTATAATGCACTCACGGAGGAGCTTTTTTTAATGTTTATGTGTCAATTTATCTTTCCAAGGATTCACTTGACTGAGCAAAAATAAGATGATTATGGAAAATAACCAACAGTTTTTGATATTTAATTTACTCTTATAAGATAATTGTTTATTTCTTATACTATTACCAGGTAATTTTATGACAATTATTAGGAGATGAAAAATCTACTTTAAACCCTTTCTCTATTAATTCTTGCACCTGATCATCTTCTAATTCACTTTCACTCCATGCCAAATTACTATTGAGTTCTAAATTACGTGTAATACTGTCTACAGTAGAGTTCCAGTTTTTTAATTTTCTTCGTTCCTTTGCATTTTTGTTTATTTCTAATAATTCTTGTAAAGAGAGAAGTTCTTTCTTTTCTTGTTCCATGTTATTTTATTTTATTAGTTCGCAATTAAATTGTTTGTTAAATGATTTATACTTAGGTGGGTTGTTTTTATCATAAGGTTCACAAAAGTTCAAATTATGCCACCTCAGATAGTTATTTGGATATGCACCAATGTTTCCATTATCCCTAGTCACCAGAGTTTTCGTCTTCTGCCTGATTATTTGCATGATCTGCTTTCATTTTCTTGTAAAGAATCTTGAGTGCTGCATATACCTCGCCTCTGTCATACATGTCGCCATTTTCTGCAGGATAAATGCAACTGAGGATAGCTCTATCCATCTCTACCATAT